AATTCCCATAGCCAGAGCGCCAAGGGTTCTTTTCATTCAACTTCTCCTAACATTATGCAGTAAGATAATCAAAGTTGGTTAGAAGTCAAGTTTTCGCCCCGCACAAACACAAGACGTTCACTCAGGGTGTATTCGTCAATTCTCTATGGTGTTCGTCACGAACCCGGTCAGAATTACATCATGCTTAACGTCAGATTTACCCCAGACCATGCACGGGGTTACGGTGTTACAGTGCTACGGGGTTGCGGTGTTACGGGTGTTACGGGGTTTGAGATGAAAGGAGATATATGAACACAGAAAGACCGTATCAATTAACGCCATTGGAAGATCTGGCGTTCGCGCAGACGGATTATCCATGGGACGCGCCTGGGGCTGCACAACGTCTGCGGCAGTCTTTGGGTTGGGCCGCGCTCGCCGCGTACTCGCTGGCGATCGATTCCATGGCCGATTCCGAATCGGTTGAGGCCTACAAGCTGTCGGTCGTGGATATTGTAGACGATGAGCCGTTGATTATTCCCGCAGCGCTGCAGGCGGCCCGCCGGTCGCTGGACGATCTGGAAGGAAACGTGAGAGAGTGTGCAGAGGAAAGCCTTGCGTTCCTTGAGGCCAAACTCGCCCGAATCAGCAAAGTGGCCGAGGAGCCGGAGACCGAACTTACCGAATCTCCTGCTGTCGAGAAAGATCAGGAGGGTTCCGGGACGCAGTACGAATCCGAGGGTGAAGCCGAAAGGCTTGCTGAAGCACAGCGGGTAGTGGACAGGCTGGCTCGCGAGGGACGGCTGCTTGCTGCCTGGGGCCGCGAGGCCCTGGTGCAGTTCGTGACGGGACTATCCGTGGAGAAGAGCATATCCCAGAACGGGTTTGAGCCGGTCTCGCCGGTGGAGTTCTTCCTGGGGCTCGTTGAATCCCTGCCCGCCCTGGTTCCCACCGAGGAGTTCGCCGCACCTGCGGCAAGGCAGGATCGCTCCTTCGAATCGCTGGGACACAAAATCGCTCAAACGATCAAGTAGAGGGAACTCGATATGATCAAAGCACATCTTTGTAAAAACACAACCCCTGGAAATCCCTCCGGGGCAAAGGAAGCAAGTTATGGCTGAAAGCTATGGAATAACCGAAGAGAATCTGGCCGCCGGCAATCTTCTGGCCGGCTCGCACCCGGTGGTGCTGTATCCGGTGGTACTGGGTTCGGGCGCAGGCGACCTCCCGGCAGGACAGGTGCTGGGCCGCAAGAGCGCGGATAACAAGTACTACAAGTGGATTTCGGCAGGGACCGGCTACACGGACGAAGCAATCGGAAGCGGCGACGGAAGCAAAAAGACCTTCTTCGGCACCCTTGCTCATCCCGGTGTCGTTTCCGGTTCAGTATCCATCACCGCTGCGGGCACCACCGAGACCCTCTCTGACAACGGACAGGGTGGTCTCGTGGGCGATGAAGGAGGATCGGGAAGCATCAACTACGCCACCGGCGACTTTGTGGTCACCTTTAACTCTGCGCCCAGCAGCGGCACGGATAACGTTACGGCAGACTACACCGGCGGAGTGGACGGCGCCGAGACCCCGCGCGCAGTGCTTGCACGCGACACCGACGCGTCTTCTGCTGACGCAAACACCGTGGCCTACGTGCACGGCGAGTTCAACCAGGACGCACTCGACTGGAACTCTGCCACTGCTCCCCAGATCGAGACGGCCAAGCGTACCCTTTTGGGATACGGAATCAGCGTAAAGACCATAGGAGGCTGAAATGGCTAACGATACACTTCTACACTGGCGTACATTGACCGCCGCCATAAACGAGATACCGGCCGCGCCCTCGTTTCTTTTAGACAAGGTTTTTACGACCAGGATTCAGGCGCTTGCCGAGGACATAGACGTGGACGTAGTGGTAGGCGGAAAGAGACTCGCTCCCTTCGTTTCCCCGGTGGAGGGCGGCATCGTGGTCGCCCAGCTGGGACGCAAGGTGCAGTCGGTAAAGGCTCCCAGGCTTCGTCCCAAGAAGGTGATAGCCGCAAACGACCTGCTGTCGGTGCGTTCTGCCGGCACTGCCCTGTACCTGGGAGAAGACGGAATAGACGGATACAAAAACCAGCGCATCGCCACCGAGCTTGCCGATCTCAAGAACATGATAGTGCGAACCTCGGAATGGATGGCCGCGCAGTCGCTTCAGGGCACGCTCACCGTGAGCCAGGACAACGTGGAATTCGAGATAGACTACCTGCTGCCCTCCGGGCACAAGCCGGTGCTTACCGGAACCGACGTGTGGACCGATACCACCAACTCCGATCCTATTTCCGATATCCTGGGCTGGAAGCGGCTCATCTCCGGGGCCACCGGCTACTCCGCCGAGGTGGCCATCGCGGGCAAGGACGCGGTTGACGCGCTCCTGGCCCACACCAAGGTGCGCGAGATGCTCAACTACCGCAACTTCAACGTTGGCGAAATATCAATCGGTCGTTCAAACTACATCGGTCGTCTGGTGGGCGTGGACATATACGAGTACGACGCCTCATACGTTGACGCATCAGATACATCCCACAACTTCATCCCTGACTCCGCGTTCATCATGGTCGCTTCTGACGGGCCGTTCCGCATGCACCACGCATTGGTGTACGATCTGGATAACGGGATTGCGGTAGCTCAGCCCTTCTTTGCCAAGAGCTGGACAGAAGCCGATCCCTCGATGCTGTGGCTGTTGGCCGAGTCGCGTCCCCTGCCCGTACCCCACTGGCCGGAGTGCGTGGTTTTTGCCACGGTAACGGCATAGGAACGGAAATGGCTAAGAAGGCTTCTCAAGCTGTCCGCAAGGTCAAGACTGCGCGTATCAGGTTCATCCGTCCTGTAAAGATGGGCGGGCGCTGGTACGGCGTTGGCGAAGAGGCATCGCTTTCCGCCAGGATAGCGCGAGAGTTTGAGAAGTGCGGTCTGGTTGAGAAGCTCTCAACGCGACTCGAAAGCAAGGGTGGCGAGAAATCAGGAGGCCGAAAATGAGATACTTGACCGTCAACGAGGTGAAGGCGGCGGTGCCTTCCGACATTCTGGGACGACTGACCGACGACGATGTCTCCCACTCCATCACCGAAAAGGTGATAGACGACGCCAAGATAGAGGCCGCCATCCTGTGGGCCGAGGCTTACGTGGACGCCCAGCTTGCCAAACGCTACGTTGTTCCCCTCGACTTGGAAGCGATCAACTCCGACGGCGCGCGCGACCTGGTGAAAGAGGCGGCGCTTCAGATGAGCGTCTATCGCCTGTACGCCCGGGTAGAACAGGAAGGTGTGGCCAAGGACAAACGGGAGCTTGCCGACAGGACGCTTGGTGATCTCGCTTCGGGCAAGATAGAACTCCCCGGAGCCGAAGAGCGCGCCCGGGTGCGCATCCGGTATAAGGCGCCTGACGCCCGCTTCTCTCAGAATACAGAGGAATAAAATGTATCTTGTTCCCTTCAATCAAAAAACCGCACGCGAGCAAGTGTGTGGCACAGGCTCTCCAGCCTGTGCAAGCAAACGTCCGAAACGACTGACAGCCTGCGGGTCACAACCGATGAGGAGCACAAAATGAGTCTTCCTTACGGTCCGATAATGCGGGGACTGGCAGTGTCCTGGTGCTACGACCGGGTGGAGGAAGGAATTTCGTATCTTCAAAATCCTTCACAGGCATTGGTGTTCGCCATGGGTTCGCGGGTGATAGGAAGAGAACGACTCGATCCCAGGGTGCTTCCTCTGAGCCAGGGACCAACCGCGGTTCTGCACGTTGCGGGTGTAAACCTTTCCAACGCTTCCGGCTACGGCGGCCCCGAGGTCATCTACGCTCGCGGCGCCATCACTCATACCGGCACAGGGACAGAGGAGGTTGCGCTTACCGGCGTCCACTCCGGCAACAATAAATCCGTGCTGGAGATAACCGCCTCGGGAACGGTTGGAACGGACGGTTCCTACCAGTTGCGCAAGACCCCGTGGACCGGATCGGACTGGGGCACAGAGGTCGAAGTCTCGGCAGGCGCCATCCCCACCGACGGCAAGATAGACGTGGGAAACGGTTCTGTCTTCGAGTTCACGGTCGGTCAAAGCGTCGTTGATGACGACACCTACTCCTGGGAGGCCGAGTCCTACCGGGTCACCAACCAGCAGATACGCGACGCGGTGGTTTCCATAAACGCTTCTATCTACGCCGAGAATGAAGCTGAGGTTATAGATGCGGGCGGGTACCTCGATCAACTCATGCTGATGTTCGCCCGCAAGCGCCTTGCCGCCGAGCTGTATGATGATCACTTCGAGGAGGTAACCGAAGAGATGAAGACCATGAGCGTTACCCCTGAGGTAGACGGAGAAGTGACCACGTACCGGGTTACCGTTTCCCTGCTGTACACCGGCAAGGTGTTCATGGCCGAGGTGTCGCCATTGATCACCCGCACCGAATACGACGACCCCCAGATCGTCGATCCTGGAGAATTATGATGAAGGGTATTAAAAAAGGAGGAAATTCATGTCCACTGAAGACCGCTACAGTGCAGCCGAGTTCGCAAGGCGCTACAAGGTTACGGAGGCCGACCTTACAAAGCTCTGCGAACGTGCCGGAATTGACCCGGACACCGTCCTTACCCGGGATGAGTTCCGCAAGCTGCTTGAAGAATTTCATAAAAGAGCGTTCAAACCCAGGAGAGCAATTATGGAAAACCTAAAAGAAGAGGCTAAATCAACCTCTGTCGTAAAGGAGAAAAAAGTGAAGAACTCCAAGAAGGCTTCCTTCAGCCGGCTTGCAGCAGCCCGCAAGCTCACGCCAGCGCGCGTGGCTGCACTCAAGATTTGCACCGGCTGGAAGGATGATGCTAAAATCACCGAGGCGGAGCTTGATGCCGCCATCGAAAAACACCTCAAGAACCGAGGATAGGAGAGCATATGCCTTTGAAAGATCTACCCGGCTATTACCCCGAAATTCTGGATGGTGGTCTGGGCGTCATGCCCCCGTCTCTGGCAGGTCTGTTTGCCATAGTGGGAACGTCTGAAATCGGAACCCTGGACATACGCTTCGCCACCAATCCGGATGATATAGAAGAAGAGTACGGTTTCGGCACCATGCCCGAGCACGTCTACGACGCGTTCAAGGCGGGCGCGGTTCAGATAGGCATCGTGCGATCACTTCCCGACTCCCCGCACACTACGCCCATCTCAACACCTGTACAAAAGAAGTACGGTGATCCTACCGGGGGCGGAGACGCTACGTTTACTACAGGCTACGTATCCCCGCACACCGTCCCCGGGTCGGGCCGAAGCTTCCGCATCCGCATCACCGCTTCAGGCGCCCTGGCCGAGAACGGCACCGACTCTGCAGCCGCATACAAGGTTTCTGCCAACGGCGGCATCACCTGGAGCGCTGCAAAAAGGTTCGTGGTGACCGATTCCGGTTCTCCCCGCAAGGCCAAGATAGATATGGGGAACGGGACCTATATCGAGTTCACCGAGGCGGCTACCGCGGGCGACAGCTTTGTTGCCGGCGATGAGTACTGGTGGGAAACCCGCGAGCCGCGTTCCTCGCTTAATGAAATCATCGACGCGTGCGAGAAGGCCGCGGCGTGGAAGGATTCCAACACCGGCTACGGGTTCGAGTACATCTACGTTCCCGTACTCTCCGCCGGTATCTGGGGCGCAGCAAACAAGGCCGATCTCAAAGCAGCCATCAAGGCGCAGTGGGCGGCCCTGGCCACCATCGCCGACACCATGTGGAACGACGACCAGCGCACCGTATTTTTCCTCACCAACGTTCCCGCCATGGCCGCAGACGGTTCGGAAGATATTCAGACCGATTGGATCACCACCCTTGAGGCGTGTTCTTCCGAGTACCGTCACGTCAGGCTTTCGGTCAACGCAGGCTTCGGGCTCATGCTCGACGGTCGCGGCGACCTTCAGGTCCGCGCCGCCGGCGGTTCGGCTGCCGGACTTACCTCCAAGGCCAAGCTGCATCACTCCATCGGCTGGGTGCGCTACATGCACGTCCCCAACATGATTGCAATCTATCCGCTCAAACCGATCAAGGCGGTGGACGACGAGACACTGGGCACGGGCGACGGGTCGGTAAAGCTCTTTGCCGGGTTCCTGGTACGCAAACCCGTTGTCCCCTGGTCGGTCGTGATCACCTCGGACGACGTTGCGCCCGAGGAGTTCGTAGACGGCGGCGACGGCAAGCTCTACGATTCCACCTCCGGGGTCGAGTCAGGCAGCATTGACTACGACACCAGCGAATACTCGGTCACCTTTGTTACCGCTCCCGCAGTGGGCAAGACGGTTGTCGCCGACTACACCTACGTGACCAACGCCGAGATGGACAAGGGCAACGTGGCACGGCTGAACGATGCACGGTTCCTTACCCTGCGTCACTGGATCGGCTACGGCATCCGGTTCACCGACGACTGGATGATGGCCCCGCCTACCTCGGACTACTTCTGTATCCGAAACCGCCGCATCGTGGACGAGGCGGTTCGTCAGGTAGGTGTAGCCAACGTGCCTTACGTGAACTCCCCGGGCATCGCTGCCAGGGATATGGCCGCCTACAAGGCCGATCTGTCCCGACCGCTGGAGGCGATGAAGATAACCGAGGAAAACACCGACAAACCGGTAATGGATTACGCGCTGACTCTCACACCCGACGATAACATCTGGTCCAACGGAATCATACACTGCAAGGTGGAGATCGTTCCCACGCCAACCAAAAAGAAGCTCGAGGCCACCTTCCAGCTTAAAACCGGCATCGAGAAGTAGGAGGTAAATCATGGCTAACGATGGCATCCTTATCAACGGCAAGATCCACGACTGGACAGACGTAACCATCAAGATCGCCGCTATAGACTTTACCGGCATCACGTCCATCAACTGGTCGGCCAAAAAGGAAAAGGAACTGCAGTACGCTGCCGGATCAGCCCCGCACGGGATAGGCTACGGCCACCGTTCCTACACCTGCGACTTCTCCTTGACCCTGGAAGCCGCAGCCGACTTTGAGACAATCGCCAGGGTGGCAGGCAAGGATGCGTTGGATTACGCTCCTTTCCTTATCACCGTGGCTTACGCCGACAAAACGGTCGCCGACGGTCTCATTGACAAGGAATGGGGACTCAAGGTGGTCAACATCATGGACGTTGACGTTACCGACGTCAGCGAGTCTTTAGACGAAAGCACGAAGAAAATCGTGCGCAAGTACACGGCAGTCGCCGGAAAGATAGTCTAGACTTAAACAAACAAGGGCGGCTGCCGAGCAGCCGCCCGAACGTCAAAAGGAGGAAAAAAATGGCCAACAAAGAAAACGCACCCATCACCATCAGTGTAGGTTCCGAAACGTTCGGCTTCAAGGTACCGGGACACGCAGAGATAAAATTCTACTACGACACCGGCTCGGAATCGCTGTACGACGCGTCGCGCAACCTTGTCATCGCCTGCGCACTGGACCAGATTGCCCTGCGCAAACTCATCGAGTCCAAGCCCGCCCTGGTGCCCCAGATCGCGGTAAACCTCATGCGTGTGGCAGGCACCGGGCTGGAGGTCAAGCTTGAAAATTTTCCCAACCCCGCCGGCGGCAACTAGACCGTAACGCGGTGCTGCAGGCAGAGGTTCTGGTGAGATACTACTTCGGCTCCGTCCCGGCGGGCGAGCAGGAGTTCTGGATTGCATACGGCGAGGCGCTCTGGCTCGAAGAGCGCGAGGCCAAACGCCTCGCCCACACTATCGCTAAACTGTTTGGAGGTTGATGATGGCTGAAAAGTGGATATATCAGGTTAAGATGGATGAGTCTGGCAGTCGTTGGGAGAAATGCGGAGAGGAAGGTGATTCACATGAAGACATTGTTACGGAAGCAAGAAGATCGCGATTAGTTGAGGATTTATGGCAAGAAAAATATAAGAAGAAATTTTTAAGAATCTCACTCAGATTCGTCGGCCTTTTACCACTACCTCTGCCGACAATGGATTACAATCAGCAAGAGAAATGGACAGAAATATTCATTGATTTGTTTAAAAGGGGCTTTCTGGATTGGGCGGTTGAAGAAATACCAGATGAGCGAAGGCTGCAAGATGAGGAAACAGTAAGCCAAGCGATTGAGGAGCGCGATCAAGAGGGGCTGGACGCAGAAAGTTTTAAGAGTGCCGAGCCTCTGCTTCTTGAAGCAATTGAAGAAGTTGCTAAGAATTACAAAACATTTATTAAAGTTCTACCCTATGGTGTAAGTTACCCTGGAGAAAAAACGTCGGAAGGCAGGTCTGTATTTGCCAGACGGTCCCAGGTAAAAAAATGGCTTTCACCAGAAATTGAGAAGGGATTTGTAGGAAAAGCCACATTAAAGAGTACACTTGATACATTGAATCCTTTTGGGAAAAGTTCAACCATTGTCAGTTCATTCATGTGGGTGACGAGTCTTACTAACCCCGCAACCGGAATAGGAACGCTATTTACGATCCCGGCAATGAACGCAATGGGTGCCGAAAACGCCAAAGAAAAATTAGGATTCGATTTGGGAGAGCTTGTAAAAAAAGACAAGAAACAAGTAATTATGCCCTTGACTTTTATGTCCCATATAGAATTGGAATTATTGCAAGCAGATATTGATAAGTTATGGAAAGAATTGCGGATTAGAGTAAATATTGATCAACTGGAAGCTGCTTCAGCATTTGCTCATCCGGCAATACCAATTGGTGCATTGCTTGCGGAGTGGGGAATAGGCACGGTTGACCCGGGGTTAAAAGATCTTGGGGAAATTGGTTTTGGGGCTGGTGAAGAGATACTCAAACATGCTATAAAAACTACAAGGACGAGCAGTAAAATTCCTTACGTTTCATCGTTGATTGCAGGAATCGAAGAGTGGTACTTCAGATGGGTTTCGGGGTATTTGTTCGGTCTCCAGCTTGCAATTGACAAACAACTTTCTGAGGCTAAAAAGGAAGAAGAAGGTAAAGATACCGGCTGGGTACATTTAAAGTTCTTAACGTGGGAAGATACTAATTTATCCATTAGTGTGTGGCGCAAGTATAAGGAGCTTATTGCAGACGAGCTTCCCTTTAGTGCGTCCGCTTACGAGCCGAATGAATTGAAAAAACTGGAAGAAATTTACCAAAGTCGCATCCCGGACGATTCTTACGAGGCTCTTAGAATAGTTAATGAAGGGTTGATTCTTACTGGTAAGTTCTCAGAGGAAAGTCCATATTGCGACGAAACAGAAAGTTCAAAGATTGGATCCACTCAGAGTACAAATTACATAGACGACATATTGACACCTTTTCTTGGGAACCCCATGTGGGTTTTGGAGTTTTTACGTGGTTGGGAATACGAGTCTGTATATGACGAATATATGGAAGGATACGGTATTTCTTCAGATCCTGATATCATCAAACCAGGTCTGTGGGAAGAAAGGGAAGATTGGGTGAAGGAACAGCTTGATACTTTCTCTGATAATTTGAAACTGCTTGCGAAAGGTACACTTAGAAGCACCATTTATGGTGAACCTTTTATTAATACTGAGCCTCATCCTTTCAATCCTGCCATGCCTGAGTGGCTCTGGGATGAATATGATTATCTATATATGGAAATGTTAGAAGAACAAGAAGAATTCGAAGGTTCGGATGCGGGTGGCTTTGGGGTTGGACCCATGGCAACGCTACCGTTATTGATTTTTTTCGCGTTGCCACCTCAAGATGACACGACATCCACCCAGTTTGCCGGTTCAAGCTCTCCAAATCGGCTTGGAAGTACTCCCGATTTCACACCGACGCCTATAGCCCCAATGCCCTCGTTAAGTCAACCAAGTATTGGTAAATCAGGCGGTGGTTCAGGAGTTGGTCTGGGAGCATACCTGTTAGCTCCTCTCAAAGAGTTAGCGGCTTTATCAAATAAACGGCAAGGGGTTTCACCTATGCCTAAAAGAAACAGGATAAGCAAGTTTACCGAACGGCTTTTCCAGATTCCTCAGATGATGCTAACTGCTTCACCATCAGAGCCTCTCTTCGCCGCAGGAGGGACTGCAGGAAATATTTTGGGTGGGCTTTCAGAACCTCAACCCGCCCCTCAGATAGTTCACCGGTTTGAGAGGGGTTCGGTGCAGATTCATACCCAGAAGATAGATGCGAAGACCCTGGGGAATGCGTTCGTCAGCTTCCTGCAGGAGCAATCCCGGAAGTAAGGTGAGGAGTAGTTATGGGTAAGAAAAAGAAGTTAAGGCCGAAGAAATTCAAAGGGAGACGTTACGACTTTGACGTCAACGAACTGTTCAGGATATTTGCCGCCGCAGCCGAGCTGCGAGAGATGATTAAAACTCACAAGAAACTGCAGCCCCGGGAGTTTGACGCAAAGTTGAGCAAGCGGCAGAAAAAAAAGATGGGCGCCGATGAGTTCCAGCAGGGCATTGCCGACATCAAGGAGATGATGGGCGCCGATGCTTTTGGAGAGTCGGCGGCCTCCGAACCTCACAACTCGCCTGCCGAGTTCACCCTGAACGCCATGGACAAAAAGTATTCGGCTCAGGAGGATTTTCCAATAAAGGTTCTCCCTCATAAAGTCAACATGATATATGAAGGTATCCCTGAGGCATCCGGGGATGATTTCGTTCCTGCCCCTCAGTTTGACCTTAACGAAGAGGGAGCGAACAATTATCTGCTGCGGAACAGGCATCCCGAAAATCAAACGCCCGTAATACCTGAACCGGTGTGGGAGGTTCATCCCCAGGCGGTTCAAGTTATTACCGAAAAGTTGAGCAAGAGAGAATGCGAAGAGAAGCTGTCAGAGTTCCTCGACGCATATTTAGAAAGTTAAATAATGGAGGTAATTAATGGGATTTAAAGACGTTGCTAAAAGCGTGGCTTCAGGGATCACCGATGCGGTGTTCACCACCCACCGGTCGGGAACGTTCTACACCTACACCGACTACCTGGTACTGCAGGATGTCAATATCCCGTATCCATGTCAGGTAACAATCAACGGTCGGTGCAAGATCGTTATTACCGAGGTTGACGGCCTTATCGACACGGTCAAGGAGGATATGGGGTTCTCGGGCTACGACCTGAATATCAGCTTTGAGGCCGGCGATTACCGCAAACCGCTCATCTCGGGCGGCGGCGTGGTCAAGGCTCACGAGATAATCTCGGCGCTGGCCCATCTCGTAAGCACCCATAAGGGCACGGTGTCCATAACCGAAGGCGTAGGGCTGCACTTCGACAAGGACGGTTCATTTCTAGAAAAGGTTCAGGACGTGGCGGAAAGCGCGAGCCAGGTGTTTCGCGGACAGGAGTCATTGCTCGATCCGAGGACCTCCCTGCTTTCGGACCTGGGGATAAGGATGGTGGTGCTTCAGACCATTGCGGTGAATCCGGTCAAGAATCATCGCTACCAGGTTACCGTTACCGCGGTGGCCGAGATGGATGCCGATGCCGATATGTTTCCTGACGAAGGTTCTGGAGGTTGATTATGGAGTATGATTCCGATCGCGGGTTTTTCCACTCTCTCAATCAGGGAGAGGACATCTGGCTCCTGGCCGAGCTTTATTACGGGGACGCCTCCTTGTGGCGGGTTATCTATCACGCCCATCTTGGTGCGCTCGGCGACGATCCGGGAACGACCTCTCCGGGTTTAGAGATTTTTATCCCGTATCTCGACGTTCGAGAGGAAACTTGCAAGGTGGCGGAGTTTATTGCTCAGACCGCGGCCGACCCATCCTTTGATCCGGTGGTTCTTATGGTTGCAGATCGTTATCACGACCCCACCCTGTGTTTCGATCTTTACGAATACAATCACTGGGACACAGATCACGTGCCCGTAGCCGGCGACAACGTGGGTTACTTTGCGCGTGCGAGCAAACCTAATATGCGCAGGGCGCAGCGCTGGCGAGAGATATTTTACAGGGGGCAGTGATGGCGGTACTTCGGCCTGCTTTCCAGGTGACGATTACAAACGTCGATAAAGACGGCAATGACGTGGGGACATACGACGTAAAAGCCATATCCCAGATTACGGTAAACCAGTCTTCACAGAAGCCGTGCGACAGCGCCGAGGTGCACATCCCCACCTCCAAGAAACCCATGATCAAAGACAAGGAAGGGAAGGAGGCAGAACTCATAACCCCCAAAGATAAGCTGGTGATAAAGTTTGGATACGTAGGCGAGAAGGCTGATCTGGTTACGGTTTTTTCCGGCTACGTGTCATGGGTCTCGCCCGAGATGCCTCTGGTTATCAAGGCGGAGGACGCTTTCCGCGACGCCAAGCACCGCTACGTAAATAAGACCTACGGCACCGATAGTAACCCTATGTGGTACAGTGATATAGCGAGGGACGTGCTTTCCCATGCGGGTCTGGATGCATACGTACCTGCCCCCGAAAAAGAAGGGGACTGGCAAACCAGCAGTTTGGAACTCAAGGAACAGACCGTTGCCCAGGCTATGGCCAGGCTCTCCCAGGATACGGAGTGGATACACTTTTGTCTTCCCGGCACCAATGAGGTTTACTTTGGACCTCCATTTCCTTGCCGGAAGAATAAGAAATATCTTCCCAGGGGCGCAGGAGCAGAATCATCCCGACTGCTCTATCGCATAGGTTCCGGTCGAGAGAAATCCAACTTTGAGGAAGGAAGCATGTCTTCTGCATCCTGGGGCAATATCATTTCGGCCAGCGGCCTTAAATATCAGAGCCAGAAACCCTATCGACGGGTAACGTGTAATCTGGTGGATACAAGGTACTCCTCGAAGTCAGTCGAAGGAACGGCAGAGGTGCCTGAAGAAAATAAGGAGTGCGAGGAGCAAGAGGTAAGCTTTACCGCGCACTACGATTTCAAGAAAAGCAAGGCGGAAAACGAGGAAGAGGCCGGGCGCCGCGCCGAGAAGAGGCTCGCTATGCTTAACTCCACCCAGTACACGGGGAGTTTTACTACCTTTGGCAACCCCGGGCTGCGGCACTCCCAGATATTTAAGCTGGAGTCAGCTGAACATCCCGGAAAGATTGACCATTACTACGAAGCGAAAGAGGTCAGTTTTAACTATTCCCCTACCGGAGGATTCAGGATG